AAGCAAGAGCATATGAAGAAATGGGAATTGATGAGTATATCTTTATAGCAGTTTTAGATGATAGAACAAGTGCTATATGTCAGCAGCTAGATGGTAAGATATTTAAAGTTAAAGACAAAGAAGTAGGTAAAAATTGTAATCCTATGCACCCTAACTGCAGAAGTACAACAGATGCTTATTTAGGCAAAGATTATGAGCCTATCAAAAGACTAGCTAGAAATTCTATAGGTAAAAATGAGTTAGTTGAAAATATATCTTATAAAGAATGGATTAATAAATATCAAGTTGAAACTCCAATAAAATAACTACAAATTTACAAAAGCCATTTTCTTTCATGAATTAGTGTAAATCAATTGACATTTTAATTCAATTCATATAGAATAAATACTTGTATTGATTTGGTGAGATATTGTAAGAAAAAAGCCAAGTTAAATAACTTGTGGGGTTTGAAATCCTAAAAGATAGGAGAGATGTCATTGTGGCAAAAGAAACTAAAGAAAGAAGATTTGAGTATTCAAGAGAGTATTTTGAAGAACTAGAAAAAATGATTGCAACAGGAAATGAAACAGAAATTTTTGAATTTGTGAAAGGTGCTAGTTTAAGTGGGTGGAATAGTGAAGACTTCTTCCCAAGATTATATGATTATAATTTAGATGCAATTTTTAATGGTTTATTTTATAGTTGTTTATGTTCAAGCCAAGAAAGACTTAATATGATAGAAAAATATGAATTTAATATCTATCAAGAAAGTCATGAAAGAATTAAAAAAGCACAATTAGATTGTGGTTTGCTTAGTATTGAAGAAGTTTATGACTATGCTAGTAATAAAAAATCATATATTACAGATGAGGCTTTAAAAGGTTGTGAGTGGACACCTGAATGGGTTGATAAATTCATAGCACTTAATGACTATTTTTTAAGTCATTCATTACTTCAACATGTTGATATGACATTTGAGCAATTTGTTACTCTTTTAGATGCTGATAAAAAAAGAGATGAAGAACAAGAAAGAGAATGGGAAGAAAAATATAATGAAGGAAAGAAAAGACAGCCAAGAGAAGATATGCCTACACATAATTCTTATGCTAGAAATTATATAAAAAACCATTATCCTTTTAACTCAGAACAAGAAGAAATAATAAAAAAATACTGTGAATATGAGTTATTTATGGAAAGCATGAGAGTAGAGCCTACTTATGAAAAAGTAGTACATGCTTTATCTAATCAATTCTATTGCACTAATGCACATAGTGAAATAGGAAGAACTATCAAAGTATTAGCTTTAACAGAAGAACAACAACTAAAAATATTAGAGATAGCAACATCAACAGATATGTTAAGACATTATTTAAGAGATATTGTTAGTGGTTTATTAGGAAATGAAAATATTACAGCAGAAACTGTAATTGCAATGTGTGTTTTTAGTAATATACAAGAAGATGGAATGCTATTTAGCTTATTTGGTTATGGTGATAATGATAAATCTATTATTGATTTTATAAGAAAAATGGAACTTACAGATGAGCAAAAAGCAAAACTAAAAAAAGCAACTATATATACAGCTTTTGATGGTGCAGCTCAAAGAGAAGATTTTACTTTTGAAGATTGTCTTGAAATGTTAAGTAATGAAAAATGTAATTTTACGAGTGAAGGTATTGAAAGAGTAATTGATAGATTTGTGGCAGTTACTGATGGTGATAGATGGAGTCGTAATCGTACATGGAATAATGAAAATGAATTAAGGCTTGCACAAAAAGGCTCATGGGTAACAACTCATACTCTATTACAATACAATAACCCTAATTCACTTGCTGAAACAATAATTGAATTTGCTAAAACACCACTTAATTGTGGACCAGATAGAAATTGGCGAAGTGGAAGATTAGACCAAGTTTATATGGAAAAAGTTAAAAACACAGTTCTTACTGATGAGCAATTTGATTTATTATTAGAAATAGCGAATACTATTACAATACCAGAAAATGCTGATTTATTAAGAGATATTGAGGCAAGGAAAGAAAAAGATTATGATTATGGAAAATTCATTAAAACAATAGAAGATGGTAAGTTTAATGAGTTCTGTAGAGCAAGAGATAACTATGATGACCAAATGAATTGGGCGGCAACAGTTAATGGTGGCTTAATAGCACAAAGAGATTTATCATTTGAAAGATTAATTAAAATATTAGAAACAGCTAAAAGTAGTCAAACTAAAATTGCAGGTAATGGTTTTGATAGAGCAATTTATACAAGAGCATTTACTACTCAAGAATTAGAAAAATTAATTGAATTAGGCATTACTTCTCTTAAAGGTAAATTGGAAGAACAAGTAGCTAATCCTAATGTTACTCCTACTCCAATGAGATTGGCAGTAATAGATTTTGCAACTCAAACTGTTGAATTGCCAAAAAATGCAAAAGGTGAAGATATATCATTCTATGTTGTTGATGTTAAAGAAGGTCGTGTTGATAATAATGGAAACCCACTAACAACTAGAAGAGTATTTGTACCTATGTTATGTAAAGGGGTTGAGTTTAGAGATGAAACAACAGTTAGCTTTTACCCTGCTGATAGACACTATGATGAAAGAGCTTATATCTACAGTATAGGTGCAGATAGCTTAACTCATTATGATTATGATGAATACATGCACATTGAATTGCCTGATACTGTAACCTCAATAAACACATCATTAATAGCTGATATTAATTCAGAGTTTGGTGAGCAAGGTCAAGCTAGAGTATTAAAACCTAAAGGAAAAAAATAATTGTTAAGAGCATAGAAATATGTTCTTTTTTATTGGTGCATAGCTTAAAGGCAGGTGTTAAATGGAACAATGTTTACAGCCAATTATTTTGGAATTAAAGATGTTTTATGAGAGCATCTTTTTTTCATAGATTTTTTAAGCCGACAGGCGTAAATGGAAAGGAGGCACATTTAATGAATGATGCTAAGGAAACTCAAGCAGTTGAAACTCTTAATACTGCTAATAATGAGGTGAAAAAAGAGGTAAAGACTTTTACTCAAGATGAAGTAAATGCTATTGTAAGTGAAAGACTTAAAGATGAAAAATCTAAAAGTGAGGCAGCTATACAAGATGCAATTAAAACAGCTATAGCTGAGTATGAAAGAAAAGCTAAGCTATCTCAAGAGGAAAGGGAAAAGGAGGCTAACAATCAAAAGACTTTAGAACAAAAAACTCGTGAGGACAGTTTGACTTTGAGAGAGAATACTTTAGAGGCTAAAGATTTGTTAAGCAGCAAAGGAATACCTAAAGAAACAATATCAGCAATGACAAAATTCTTAGTTGATTTAGATATGAATAAAACTAAAGAAAACATTGAAGATTTTGTTAAGACTTTTAACAAGTCTATTGAAACAGGTGTTGAAGATAAGCTCAAAGGCACTCCTCCAGAAGATTATAATAAAACAAATAATGATGAAACCAAAAAGCCAATTCAAAAGGCTTTTTAAAATGCCAAAAAATATAAAAAATAAGGAGGAATGATATTATGGCAAGAACAGATGCTTTAAGCATTTATATTAATAGTACAACTAAAGATAAATTAGCAGAAACTTATGGTGAAGTTATTGAGGCAGTACAAAAAGGTGCTATCTCAGAACAAATCAAAAACAAGAATTATAGTGGGGACCCTACAACAGGGAGTGTTGAAATTGATAGATTTAAAAATGCTACTGTTAATGATTTAGGGACAGCTCGTGCATCAGGTGAAGGTGATAAACTAAAAAATACAGGAAAGGTAACAGTTAATGTTGACACAGACAAAGAAATTGTTGAAGAAATAGCTAAAAAAGATATTAAGCTGCATGGTTTAGATGGAATGGCTGAAAAGAGAAAAGCTAATCATATCAAAAGAATGATTGCTTATCTTGATAATCAATTCTTTGGCAAAGCTGAGGCTGAGGGAACTTCTGTAACTTTAACAGGAACTGCTTTAGAAGATAAACTTGAGCAATTAATTCAATCAATAGAAACAACTCAAAATGATTGGGTAGATGGTGTTGATAGAGATATGATTGTGATGACAGTTAAGCCAAGTGTATATGGTAAATTATTAAATTATATTGATAGTGTACCTAATTCACTAACAGGACTAACTGAGAATTATTTTCATGAAGTTAGAATTTTTAGTAATCACAGACAAACTAAAGATGCTATATGTATGATTGATGGTGCAGTTGCACAATTAGTTACTACAGATGAGTATGATGCTGAAAAAATCCCACTAAGTAATGACATAGCTTTAGAGTTGTTTTTCTCTAAAGGAACAAAATCAGTTATGCCTGATTTAATTAAGTTTGCTACTTTCACTACTGTAGAAGAATAAAAATAGAAAGGAGTGCCAAAAATGAGCAAAAAATTCAAAAATCTAAACACAGGATTAATTGAGGAGGTATCAAATCCAATACTACTTGAACAATATGAAAAATATGATGAAGTGTATCAAGCAGCAAGTGGAAATGGTGAGCCTACAATAGCTGAGTTAAAAGCAAAAGCAACAGAGCTAGGTTTAGACTTTGCAAAAAATATTAAAAAAGATGAATTAATAGAGCTTATAAACTCTGTTGAATAATCAAGAGGAGGTGTAAATATGGAGGACTTTATCAGTAAAATTAAAGATTATTTAGCTATTATTAATGAGAATATCAAAGATATAGATGAAAAGTTAATTGATTTTGCTACCCTTGAAGTGATTGATAGAGTAAAACTATATTTAAGAAGAGATGACATTGAAACTTTAAATATTGAGAGAATGTTAGCTCAAATCATAAATAATGGTTTGAAGAAATCAATTAAAGAAATGGGAACACTAGAGCCTAATAGAGCTATTAATAGCATAAGTGATAATGGACAATCCATATCTTATGCTAATGTTATAACTAACTACTTTACTACAGCATCAGACAATGAAATGTTTACAGGTTTTAGTAGTGTTATGGCAAGATATAGGAGGGTTAAAGTTGTTAATCCCCAAGAGTATGAAATCAGCAATAGCTGATATTTTTTATGACAAAAAAATAGATGTTTTAGATATTGAACACTCTTTTGATGCTGAGGGTGGAAATATCAAAATACCTAACAACATAAAAGATACATTTAAAGGTAATGTAAGATTTATAAATTTAAAAGCAGTACAAGAAGAATATGGCATTGACTATCAAATAGATATTGCAATAACTACTTATAAAGAAACATTAATTAATGTTAATGATGTTTTTTCTTATGAAAATAAGAAATATAAAGTTAAAGATGCAATTCCTCATGATAGCCACTTGCTGATTGTAGGTGAGTTATGGCAATAAAGAATGTTGATAAACTTTTAAGAAAGTTTAATAATTTAGAAAATATTGATATAACACCCATAATAGGACAAGCAGCAATAATAGTACAGAAAAAAGCTAAGGCTTTATGCCCTAAAGATACAGGTATTTTAAGAGGTAGTATCTCTGTTGAAGTAGAAAGACAAAATAAACTTTTTATTGGCAGAGTATTTACTGTAATTGAATATGCAAAATATGTTGAGTTTGGCACAGGTATTAAAGGTAATGGAAGTTATGAATACCCTGTTAATTTAACTTATCATGATACTTGGAAAGGCATGAAAGCACAGCCTTATATGTACCCTGCTTTAATTCAAAGTAAAAAGCAAGTTATTAGTTTTGTTAAAGAAGAATATAACAAGGCATTGCTTTCTATAGTGGGAGGTTAATTATGTATATACCTAAAACTGATATTTATAATATCTTAAAAACACTACCTTATTTGGTATCACAGAAAAAGCCTAATGTATTTAAAGAGCTACCTGCTATAACATTTTTTGTTTTAAATAATGCTATTGGAAAAATAGACCATGACAAAAATATATTGTGGCAAGATTTAGCAATTCAAATAGATATATGGGCAGATGATAGCATAAGTGCAAGTAATATTTTAAAAGAAGTTACTGAGCTTATGTTAAATAATGATTATATCTTAACATTTAGCAATGATATGGATGAAAAAGATTTATATCATATAGCTACTAGGTTTGAAAAAATAGTATAAAGGAGGAAGACTATGGAAAACGATATTAAAGCAATTGGAACATCACTAACTAAGATAAAAAAGGGAAGTGAAACTCAAGATTGGTTAGTAGGAAGTTTAACTCGTATTGGTGAAATAAAGTTTGAAGTTACAGAAGAAGATGTAACAACTTTAGATAGTCCAGATAGAGCTAAAGAATACATGCCAGGGGACATTGAAATTGGTGATGTTGATTTTGAAGGTTATCTTAAAAAAGATGATGATGAGGCAACTATCACAAAAATGTTAGCTTTAATCAACTCAAATGCAGTTGAAAGTTGGGAAATCAAAGCACCTAAAGGCTGGACATGGAAGTTTGATGCTTTCATTAAATCTTTTGGAACAAGCGAGGCTGCAGTTGATGGTAAACTAGGTTTTAGTGGCTCACTTAAAATAACAGGACAACCTGTTTTTAGTCCAAGTGATAACTAGAAAAAATAAGTGATTATATAGGGTGGCAAAAGCTACCCTTTATTAATTCGCTTATGACTTAGAGTTTATTATTTTTTAATATATTGTAAGTTGTAAGCGAATATTTTTTAAAATTTTTGAAAGAAGAGAGGAAAGAAAAAAATTATGAATAATGAAAATATTGAAGTGTTAGATAATAACACAGTAGGAAAGCCTACAAGAAATTATGTTGAAAAATTAAATTTAAAATTTAATGCTACTAAGGTTGATGAAATTGAAAAAGCAAAGAGCATGAGTATTGAGCAATGTATAAGTGATAATACCATTAATAACTTAGCTTTATTTATTCAAAAAGGTTTAGTTGATAGCAATGGCATACATGGTGTCAGCAGAAGTGTTGCATTAAGTGTTATTGATGAATATACCTCAGTTAAAGATAAAGATGATTTACTTTTTGATATAGTGGAGGCTTTAACTAACAATGGTTTTTTGTCAAGAGCCTTAGATGTAGAGGCAATGAGGACAGCGAAACTGAAAAATGCAGCTCAAGTAAAACAGAACATAGAGGACATACTTTAAGTTTTGGTGATACTTGGCGAAGTTTTGAAAAAGATGCAATCAAAATAGGGTTAGACTTAAATTATTTTTGGGGATTAAATCCCTTGCAATTTAAGAAACATTTAGAGGCTTATGAAGAAAAAAGAGAAAGTGATATGAAGTTGCAAGACAAATTGAATTATGTTTTGGGACAATATATCTCTTTTTCATTTAATGACCCTAAGAAATACCCTAAAAAGCCATACTTTGATGAACTTGATAAAAAGAAAAAAGAAGTCATGAGTGAAGATGAAATGGAAGAGGTAATCAAAAGAAATACACTCATGATGGGAGGAATTATAAAGAAATAAAAAGGAGGTGCATCTATGACTATTGAACAGTTAGAGGTGCTGATAACAGCAAATACTACTAATTTAAAAAGTGAACTAGCAAAAGCTAATTCATCTATTTTGGATTTAGAGAAAAAAGTAACTAGCAGCACAACTAAAATTAGCAATGCTTTTAGCATGATAAAAAAAGCAGCAGTAGGTTTAGGAATAGGTGCAATGCTCAAAAAAAGCATAAAAAGTGGTTTAGATTATATTGCAGGTGATGCCGTTTATTTAACTACAATGCAAGATTGGAAAGATGCTACTAGAGATTTTACAGAAGATTTAAAAGCAAAACTAGGAATATCAAGAAGTGAAATGCGAAGATTTATGAGTGTTATGTATAACATTACAACTTCACTAGGAGTTGCAAGTGAAAGCTCATATAAGATGAGTAAAAGTTTATCTATGCTAACTCAAGATATGGCTAGTTTTTGGAATATAACAACAGATGAGGCATTGTCTAAATTGCAAAGTGGTTTAACAGGTAATGTTATTGCATTAAGGCAATTAGGTATAGTTGTAAATGAAACAATGACTAAAGAAGAGGCTTATAGAATGGGACTTGCTAAGCAAGGTGCAGAACTTAATGAGGCTCAAAAGACAATGGCTAGATATAATCTTATAATGAAACAATCAGCTAATATGCAAGGATTTTTAGCTAATACTTTAAATACACCTAATGCACAGCTAAGAATGTTGAAAGACAGTTTAAGAACTTTATCACAAGACTTTGGACAATTATTTATACCAATATTAAAAGCAACTTTGCCATATCTAAATGCTTTTGTGAAATTAATGACACAAGCAGTTGGAGTGATAGCTGCTTTTTTTAGAGTGCCTATAGGAAGTAAAGCCTCAGAAGAGATGATTAAAACTTCTGATGCTGCAGGTGGTGTGAGTAGTAATTTAGCAGGTGCAAATAAAAAAGCTAAAGAATTAAAGAAAACCTTAGCAGGTTTTGATGAAATGAATGTTTTAAATGAAGATGGCTCAGTTGGTGCTATGGGTGGTGCAGGTAGTGGTGCAATAGATGTGCCACTAATAGAGTATGACTTTTCTATTTTTGATAACATATCAAGTAGAGCTGATGAAATAGTTGATAAATTAAAAGGTTTATTTAATTCTGTTGATTGGACACCACTAACAAATTCACTTAAAAATGTTTATGATGCTTTAGTGCCTTTTGGTGCTACAATTTGGGATGGTTTAAAGTGGGGTTATGAGAATTTATTAAAACCACTTGCAAAATGGACAATAACAGAACTACTACCATCTTTTTTAAATTTAACTGCAGGTGCTTTAAGAGTTCTAAATCCTTTATTAAAAGGTTTTATGAGTGTTGGCAAATGGTTGTTAGAGAAATTTTTAATACCTATAGCAAAATGGACGGGTGGAGTAGTTGTAAGTATTTTAAATAATTTAGGAAAATCTTTAACTAATATTGGTAATTGGATGAGTAGAAATCAAAGTGTTGTTAATGCAATGACAGGTGTTATCTTGGCATTTTTTGCAGCATGGAAAGTTACTCAATTATTGGCTTTTATTCAAATGAGTGGAGGCACAATAACAGTTATGAAAAATATGGCTACAGCTTTACATGGTTTAACTATAGCAAAACTAACTGATAAAGCAGAAACTATAGCTTTAACAGCCTTATATGCAAAAGATTTTATAGTTAATTTAGTAAAAGGTGCAGTTGAAATAGGAAAACAAGCAGCAGCTTGGGTTACTCTAACTGCAGCAAAGCTAACAGCAAATGGTGCGAGTTTGGCAATGATAGCAACTTCTACAGCTCAAGCAATCGCAACAGGGGCAGTTACTGCTGCTACATGGTTATGGAATGCAGCTTTATATGCCAATCCTATTGTTGCAATCGTGGCAGGTGTTGCAGCCTTAGTAGCAGGTATAATTTTATTAGTAAGTTGGTTAAACTCAGCAAGTGCAGAAGAAAAGAAATTTGCAGCAGAAATGGAAAAATCAAAAGAGGCAATGGAAGAAAAAAACAATGCTTATAAAGATATGCAAAAAAATCAACAAGAAGTAGTTAATAATGGTTTGGCTGAAATGGCTTATATGGAAAAACTAAAAAATGAGCTTAAAGGTTTAGCTGATGAAAAAGGCAATGTTAATGAAAAAGATAGAGCAAGAGCCAACTTTATTTTAAATGAATTAAACAAAGCTATGGACACAGAGTATCAAATGGTTGGAAATCAGATACAAGGCTATAATGACCTCATGACTACAACTGAAAAATATATTGAACAAAAGAAACTTCAACTACTCTTTGAGGCTCGTGAAATTGAATATAAAGAGGCTATTATAAAGGAAACAAAAGCTAAAAATGACATGATAAAAGCTGAGGCTGATTTAGAAACTGCAAGGGCAAATTTGGCTCAAAAAAATAGTAAAACAAATAGAGCTGCTTATGAAGATGCTATGAAAGCCTATCAAGCAGCTAGAGATACCCATGAAAGAACATCAAATGACATTATGAGATATGAAGATGCCATGACAGCAAGTTTAGAGGGTAATACTAAAAAGGCTGAGCAACTTCTTAAAATGGACATGACAAATTATATGACTAGAAAAGATGTTGCAGTTTTAAGCATGGAAGAACAAAACAGAATAATGAAACAACAATATAATGATGCAATAAAAGATTTAGAAGATGCTCAAAAATTAATGAATAGCAAAAATAATAAAGAAAACAGACAAAGAGTTGCAGATGCTATAGACCATGCTAATGAAATGTACAAAGCCTATACAGGTGTTGGTACAAATATGGTAAAAGGCACAGAAGATGGCTTGAAAATCAAGAAAAAAGATTTAAACAATGCAGTTAGTGATATTTTAGGAAATGGTGTAGTTAAGCAACTTGAAAAAGAGCTACAAATAAATTCACCATCTAAGATTTTTGAGAGCATTGGTAAAAATATGGTTACAGGTGCAGAGCAAGGAGTTAAAAATAATAAAAATTCATTTATCTCTAATATTGGTGGTGTGTTTAAAGATGCAGTATCATCAGTTCAAAAAGTTCTAGGCATCAAATCACCATCAAAGGTTTTTGCAGCTATTGGTGAGAATACAATGGAGGGGTATATACAAGGTATTGAAGGTGAGGCAGATAATACAGTAAATGCTTTTGAAAATATCTTTAAAGATGTTAGTAGAGCAGCAGAGTATGAACTTGCAGATATTAATGACCTACCTAACACAAATATAAATGGCACAATAACTCACAGCATAGCATCTAAAAATGATGTTTTAGCTGAAAAGATAGGTGAGCTTATAGATAGTGATACACCTATTAATCTAACAGTTAAGATTGGGGAAGATACACTTATCAATAAAATCATTGATGGTATAAACTCTAAGTCTTTTGAAAGAAATGAAGGTGTGTTTGTATGATAAGTGGTGATTTATTAAAAATTGATGGTGTGAAAATACCTTATATTAAATCTTATAAACTAGGTAGAAATAAATTGTGGAAAGATGCTGATAGAAATATGGCAGGTGATGTTAGAGCAACACTTATTGGCATCTTCCCTAAAATTAAAATCATTATAGGATTTACTAATGTTAATGAAAATGCTCAGTTATGTGCTTTATTA